GTAATAATTCCCTCTGTGGTATCCAGAGGTTCAACTAGGACTGTTTTATAGGGAATCTTAAATTCACCACTCAGAGTTTCTTCGGAAATTGCAAGTTCGTAAATAACATCAGTACCTTCGATGATCGAAATGACGTTTTCGATCAAAACTGATGCATCTTTGATATTTTGGTCAACAGGATCGGCAATTTGAACCAACTGAGCGTTAGTTAAGTTGACGGGATCACCAGAAATCAGTTCTGCACGCAAAATGGTGTCTACGACCCAAGATGCCGCAGACGGAGTGATCATTTCATCCTTAGGATAGAAAACATCAATCTCTTCACCGAACAGAATCTTAAACAGATACTGTGTGGCAACTTTTGTACCTTTGGAGAGATAGAAATCCTTAATATCTCTAATAACACGAATAGGATTGACCTGAGAGTAGTCAATCTGGATCGTGGGCATATATTGACGACGGAACTTGTCAAATACCTCACGAATAATTTGAGAATCGAGGTTATGAACTACTGAACCAGAACTATGACTTGTTTGAGACAGTGCAGACTCTGGTGCATATACCTGATTGCCATAATTATCAAATTCGACAACATCAGAGACGCCACGAGCACATCCACGCAGCGAAGAGGGTTCGTAATTACGACCACCCGAGAGAATGTTGAAACCAGTAACCTCACCAAACCCAACATCGCAAGATGCTTGTGCAGCAAGAGGTTCAGCAATGTATACCTTCGGTGGATTAGTGTCAGAATACCCAGAACCGAAACTAACAATGTTGATATCAGTGATTTCGCCGTTGAAGATAGTGGCAACTGCCTTAGCACCTGTACCACCGATTGATTCACCCAAAGGACCCTTACGGTCGTCAACAATATAGACAGAAGGTGCATCGGTGTAACCAGAACCACCTGTCAACAGGTTGATGTTAGTTACATTGCCGTTTGCAACGCTTACGTCCAGTACCTGTGCGCCCACAGGTTGAATAATACGAGCACGAGGGGCAGTCAGATACCCTCTACCTCTATTAATGATAGTTACGCTGACAACTTGACCGTCAGGCGACACAGAGCAAGTTGCTTCGGCATTGATGCCATCCTCAGGGGCGGGATCAATGTAAATTTCAGGAGGGTTGCTATACCCAAGACCAGTCTTAACCACCGAAATCGAATTAGCAACGAGACGACCCTCGGAATCGATTATAGGATTAGTAATTTCAGCACCGTTAGGGTTGATGAATGAAATGGCAGGAATGAAGTCATATCCAGAACCAGAGTTAGTGATCTCAATACCAGAAACCTGACCAGTGGTATCATCAACAGTAATTCTCGCTGCTGCCTGAGATCCATTGATCAAATCAGACGGAGGAGTAATGCTAATAACAGGTGGGTTATACGAATTGTAACCTTGACCACCATTGATCAGTTTGGCATCCTTGATACCATTGACAAGAGTACGACCAGCGGCAGCTTCACCAATACCAGTCGAAGAGAAGATGGAAAGTTTGGGGGCAAAGTTTAGTTCGTATCCGCTACCGCCAGTTTTAACAATAATTCTATCAATATCACCATCAGCACCAACACGAGCAACTGCCTCAGCGCCTTGACCAACAGTCGGGGACACATATTCAATAGAACGAATATGGAATGTGTCCTGAGTGGAGATATTGATAAAATACTTGATTCTAGTATTATTATCAGTCAGAACATAATCAACATAGGGGCGTTGAAGCACACCATTCCTATTGATGATCAGACCAATCTCGGCAATCGGTGCATATTCAAGATTCTCATACTGCATGGTCATAGAATCTTGACCTTGCAGATCGTCAACAGAAGGCACAACCAATTCCTTAATGATCGAATCGGCAAAACCAATGTAATATAGGATCTGTGTCAGTTCTACTTGATCATTACCTGTACGGGCACGGGGTGCCTCTGTAAAGATGATCTCAGACCCACTAATGGTGTAGTCTACCTGAGGGATCAGAAGATCCCCGTAGATCGTTACAGCGAGGTGTTCGGCAGATACGGGGGATACAGGTGTGCCGAGGAATTTAAGATCAAATGTTCTACGAGTACCGTCAAAAAACTCCCAAGGGGATTCAAGTGCCTGTCTTTTCTTATTAAATTCTTCGAGAGAGATACCAGGGGTCAGAATAGCATCAGGACCACGAACTGTATTCTCATAGTAGATAACTTCATTATCAATCATCACCGAACCATTGTTCGGTATAAAACCATCAATCTGTTCGACTTCGATTAGATCATTAGTGGGATCCACGTCCTTGATCAACACTGTCGAGGACGTTAAAGTCTTCTGGTCGTAAGCATCAATATCCAGATATTTCAGGATATTGTTCAGAACATTATAGGCACGACCTGTCTTCTCCTGAGACTTATAGTATTCAACTAAAAAGTTAATCAGTTGCTCATCTTCATTACGGATGAACTCTGGGAGTTGATTGGCGACTCTATCAGAAACGTTGATCGTATTTGCGAACATTTATCTCTTAGAAACAGGTTTCCGTTTCGGGATACACAAAGGCATCCACGGGGTAGTTGATTGTATTTATGCCACCGCCACCATAGTTCCAACCGTTGAAATTGAACGGATCGAAGTTAGCGATAGCGACATCATCAACATTAATATCTCTCGGATACACCTCTGGGTTGAAGAGTGTCGGGTCAACACCAGCAGGAATTTTGATAGATCCAGGTCCAGGGAGAACAACCACAGGAACTCTTGCAGTTCCGTCAGGAGTGTCTGCAATATTCAAAGGTCCGACACAGACTTGTCCAGTCGAATAATTAACCGTACCGATAGAGTTGTTCAGGACGACTTCTTTTTCATTTCTGTTGGTAACCATCATCATATTACCAAGTCCATCATCACGAAGATTGACAGGAACCAAGGTAGATGTATTAGATGTGGTGGTATTGAAGAGGACATCTTCAAGGGCACTGTTACCACCCGCCAGAACTGCATCTGTTCCAGTAGTCCCCGCCAGAAGCGATCCTGCTGCTTCACCAGCACCAATCAAATCGGCAACCTCTTCGGTATAACCAGTAGCGTAGAATGTTCCACTCTTAACAGAGGAGAACTTAGGTTTACAAGCGCCAGTGCCATCACCAGTACCAGTACCAGTACCGTCACCGTTGGCACCACCGCCATACTTGTTAGGATCAGTGATGGGGTTGTCAAAGTTCAAACATTGTGTAAATTGATTACCAAATGTGAATTGGTCAAGATTTTGCCCCAGAGACATGTGTGTAGTTGTACCAGAAATCGAAGTATCTGCCGAATCAATCATAGAATTGAATTTCGACAGTTCCAAGCGACCACCAAAGCGGTCATTTCGATTTTGAGAGTTGAATTGATCAACAGACTTCAAAATTGCAGATGCAAGTTCATTGGAAGAACGAGTAGTATCGTTTCCGTTGAATGTTGGGTATACTTTTGGAGAAATATAGAAAATTCTGGGATCGACAATGATCGGTTCGATCGATGCCATCGAATAATTCAGTAATTGGTTCTTGATCCTCTTCTTAGTCGTGGTGTTGAGGTTAACACCTGTCTTGGATCTTACTGAGATGTAAACTTTGCCGTATTCTGGGGGAGACAACTTCTCACCACCATATGCAGTGACAGATGCTGCCTGAGGAAAGAGTTCAGACACTAGATATGCGTAGTCCGCCTCAGTCACTGCTCTGTTTTGGACAGAGAAAGACTTAGGGGCACGATATTTGATGCTTAGACCAGTTTCTCGGGATTCTCCATCTGCCGCATTCTCAGTTGTTTGCATAGTGAGAGATGCAGGCAGCACAATACGACCAGAATTATCGATCAGACGACCAATAAAGTTGAACTTAGTCGCACCATTCGCCTCTGGACCATCTGTGTCAAGATATTCAATAGTGATGAACTCATTATCGATCAATTTGCGCCCAAGAACACCATCACCGAAGGAAATCTTGTATCTGAGATCTTCCGTCTCTTCGATGAAGTAGACACGAGAGGTAGAATCGAGTGCTGTGATGTTTTTAGCCAACGAATACTCATCAACTTCGACAGACTGCTCGTTCGGACGCACTAAAACTTTGATTCTTTCAGTATCTACGTTCTCTGAGGGTATAATGTACTCGGGTCTAGCAGTATCATCGACTGTGTAACTGTATTTGAGCAGGTTGCCCTGATAAATTGTAATTTTTGAGAATGTGGCAATACCAGTATTCTGGTCAACGTTACTTTCGACGGTAGTTAACAGTGCGTAGGTGTAAGATTCGCCATCAACGTTGGTAACAAAGACATCACCCTTCTCAATTTTAACTGTGTCGGGGTAAGACTGCCCACCAGGCAGTGTTGCCGCCTGTACGGTCATAGAAACGCACGCTCTGGACGCTTTCTTAGACCTAGGGGTGTATCCAATCTGCTTGGCGATCCTTACGATGTTGTCTCTAACAGTCGCAGATTCAAGGAACGCCTCATTCATCGACATGTTTGCCGTGAATGCAGCATAATATGTATTGTATGCTAAGATATCAATTAAGTACGAGGCAGCAGAACCCTCAAAATCATAGTCCGTGAACTCCGAACGAGTTCTCAGATAAGATCTGATAGATTCTTTGATCTCAAAAAAGTCTAGTGACGTTAATTCTGACGGAAGTGCTGCCATTTTACGTTCTTTCTAAGAGGAATTCGATTACTTGAACTAATTCTTCACCGATAATGCGATATTCAATAGCAACGTCAACGGTGTGTTCATCATCAGAAAGACCAACCACAACATCTTCAACCTCAACACGCGGTTCAAGTCGCTCAATCGTGTTGATAATTTCATCCCTAATGTCCTCAGACGTAAAAACGTCGAAAGGTTCAAACAAAAGTCCTGCTACGCGAGACCCGATGTCAAATTGAAAGGGTCTATCACCAAAATTTGTCAAGATAAGGTTCCGAACGGACTGCTTGATAGCATTCTCGTTCTTGACAGTGCTGAAATCCTCCGTGTTAGGGTTCTGGTTAAAGGACATGGAGAAATCCTTGTACCCCCGTGAGAGAAATTGCTCTGATCGGAACCTATACCTTGACATTATGACTGATATTTATCAGTGGTCTGGATTATTTATAGTGTCAGTAGGAATATTATATTTTAGGAACTCGCGAAATGTCATTTTCATCTCGCGTTGGGACATACCACAGTGTGCAGCAGCATGTGGCAGGTTCATCGTCGCATGAAAAAGTCCAAGATTTGACTCTTGGACAAGTTCTGGCGTCGTTTCTACCTTACTTACCTTGACCACGATATTTTTTCTTCGCGTTGTTTCGTGAGGATGCGGCATATTTAGTGTTTTTGGAACTACCTTGTCGTGTGCATTTGGGTTTTGACTCAATAATCTTCTTTCCAGAAAGACCAACTTTTGCTCGAACTGCCATAATTCTCCGTTTTGGGACTCTAAGATGATAGCACATTAGGGGACCCGTACGCAACTACGCTGTTGCAAGGGTACGACCACCCCATCCAACCAGGGGTTCCGATGCCCAGCGGATCTAGAACTCGTCCGACAGGCAATTTGTTGGCAAAAACAGTCAATGTTGAAGAGAATAGGAACCTGATATGCCCTGTTCCTGCATTATCTTCGATTGTTAGGATTGAACAAGGTTCAGGAGTTGGCACTGGGCACAGCCCCCCTTGGCAAGGACACATGTAGATGACAATATTTGTACACACTGAGACGTGTGGAGTAAACTGATCACCAAAAGTCATTGCAGGAAGACCATTCACAAGCACAGTCGCCTTAATTGGGTTGAGTGCAGTGAGTGGAACTAATGGTTGTGGTGGCCACCAGCATGTCCATTCCTTAATAACGATGCTATAAGGGATTGGAGGTGTCTTGCACGGTTGTACAGAGTGTACCGTAGGAGGCACACAGATGCCGTGTCCCGAGTCTGGAAGACCCGTGATTGGTGCTATTGGTAGTAGGAGACCAAATGCCATGTATTATCCGTTAAAGAGGTTGTCTACGTCCGTAGAGAAGTCTGAGATAGTGGTGTTGACTTCATCTTGATAGTCAAAATCAGCATCATAGAACTCCTTCCAAGAGTTATCAGTGTACTTGATATCCTTCGCACTACTGTATTGCTTCCTAAGGAGTTTCTTATCGCCAGGATCATAACTAGAATTATGTATCTTTCTTTGCTTGATCGGTGGATTGGCATTGATCACCTCAATTCTATTAGCAAAGACACCACCAGAGCACTCATCAAAGTAAGGATTGCCCATCTGCTTGGCAGTTTGACCAAAGACCATAGCTGATCCAGCACTCCAATTCTTAATTCCAAGTACACCTGAGTATGGTCCCATCTTAATTCCAAACTGATCCATCACCTGAGGGTCAATAGAGATGGACAAATCGTTCACATATTCTAAACAGAACTCATTTGCGTTAGCAGCATCGCTGCTACCAGTGCCAAATAACAGTGCGTAGAGGTATGCGACACCAAAGAAGCACGTCGAAGTGACAGGATATCCTTGATAGATCTGAGATTCCCAGAAAGTTTCGCCATTAGTCCTCCCCTGGGTGTTGGATAATCCAGATCCATCCACATAATATGCGCTATACACATCAAGAACTCCATTAGAGTTGCCGTTTCCGCCAGTTCTTTTCACATATGTGTCCCAACATTCATGTTTTGGCATCCCATTCTGCAATCTTTTGACGGATGCAGTGTAAAATGTGGGATTTGTGAACGTTCCGCCAGTAGTTGTAGTGGTCTGACCCGTATTTGGATCAGTTGTTGATGAGTCTGGGACAGTATATGAGTCCGCTCTGGTGCGGTATGAGAACAAATTGTCTCCCAACCACACAGCAAGTTGATCCAATTCACTAAATCCACTCCTCTGCCAGTCAAAAGTGTTCTCTTCTAGTCCAACAGGGACGAAAACAATGTCATTCCCACCCGAAGGATCCCAATAACAACGCCCCTCGACTACCTGACCACCCGCTGCAAGCGATCTACGACACTTCCAGCACTTCCTTTTATCCCCAACGACCACTGGACGAGGTTCTGTAAGCGTTGGACGTGGTAATCCATGCATGAAATCCATGAAATCTTCACCAGATGGTCCAGTTGTCTTACCTCTGATGGATAAATTGATCTTTAAGTTGGCATCATCTGCGGTAGAACCACAATATTTGTAAACAATCCAACCAAATGCCCTACCAGTTTGATTATCAATGTACGGACAAGGTAGGTCAACGAACCTAGTTACGTTGTAAAACTTCGGTTGAGGGATCTGAATGCACTCTTGACCGTTATTCCATCCAAAGAAACTAGACAATCTACCCGCAGTGTTGTCAGCTTCCGCTGCTGCACTCTGAACCAGTGGATACTGAGTGCTCATCATGTCCTTAAACTGCTCACTATTTCCCGTAATGTTCTTCACATCCTTCACTGTGAACAAAGAACCAGACACTAATTGCGGAAATTGAATATTCACACAGGTCGATGGGAGGTTACTACACAAAGATGTGACCTCAACATCATCAACTTCACCAATTTTAATGTACCCAGTGGGATAGGTTGCGTTGAAACCATTCATCATTGTCTTGAAAGATCCAATAGTTCCATCCTCCATGACGGAAAGGAACCCATCGATGTCATCACCTTCCTTTACTTTACCTTTGAGGACATCTTTTAGTGTCTGTCTATTGGCAGTAACCGTATCTTGACCTTCAATTTTGTAGTCTTGCTTGTTACTATTAGGGTTGAATGTGTCAGAAACAGCAGATTGCGCCTTAGTGGTGTTAGGTCCACGCATCTTATACTGTTCATTTTCCACTTCAACCACAAAGATCTTAGGGGGATTGTTGGGATTGGTGTCATAACCTCTACCTCTATCCTTGATTAGAACCTCAACAATAGATCCATCCTTATTCACCTTGGTAATTTCGATAACAGCGGGTTTCATTTTACCCTTACGACGAGACTCACTACTGGATACTCGGAGTTGCTTGTCTTTGATTTTGATTCTTTGTAGAACTTTCTTGTTCTTGTTCTTATTAGAACCCTCAATTTTGATCGTACTATTGTTGGCATAGGGATACTCTTCCCTACGTTCCTGCATATTGCTCTCGTAGTCATCACGCAGAACTGCCTGAGTGTTCTTCTGAATCCTCTTGAATCCAAAGTTCAGGTCTTCCCCATCATAGTTTTCAAGTTTGTTGGTAGGTGATCTGAACTTAGGTGCGTCAAATTCAAACTGTTGCGCCACTTCTCGTGCCATATCCATAGCACCATACTCACTGAGTAGAGTAGGTTCTTGAATATGTGCCACAGGATTCTTATATCCAAACCCAGCATTATCGATAATGACGGATTCAATACGTCCATCCTCATCAACTGTGCAGCTAAGTTCTGCTTGGTCGATCGTCCTTTGATGTACCAATGCAGAACTATCAATCTCTACCTTGTAGTAACTTAGTTTCTTAGGGAATTCATATACCCCAAAGAACCCTGCCTTGTCCTTAATACCATATCCAGCAAGAACTTCAATGTTTGCAGCATCTCTACCTGCTGGTGTAAACACCTGTCCTGCGGTAAATTTGTCTCCTTTGCCTTGTAGTTCCATGTACCCACAACGCAACTTGTTGCCAAAATAGGCATATTCTGCAATCTCCCATCCATTGATGATGTCACCTGCCTTAAATCTATCCAGTCCACCACTGGTATACCTAAACAAGATAGTCTTAGACTCGGTGTCTACTGGTTTGAATGAGTTCTGTACGGACTCATTGGAGAAATCAGTGAGTTGTAGTTTAGTCTGTGTGGTCTTCCAAGAGTCTTCACGGATCTCATAGAAGTGTGAGAAGTATTCTTTGGTGATAAGAGACTCATCGCACACACATCTCCTCAATGCAGCGTTACCACTGGCGTCATTGTGCGATCTATTAGGACACTGATTACGGTCACTGATAGAATATTGCACAGAAAAGATGGGACCCTTCCATGGATATGAGGTATCAAAGATATAATATACGAACTGTGAGTCGAATGCAGAGTGGAATTCCAGATACTTCGGCACAGATCCCTTGACAGCACCTGCTTTTCCGTATGCCCACTCAAATAATGCGTCAGTATTCAGGATTTCGCAGTAGTCTGGGTTGCCCCATCTAGAATCTGGGTGCTTAGTAACGGAATATGTTTTCAGTCGATAGAAAGCATTGCGGAAAGCAGTGACAGCAGTAGACAACATTCCGTACTGGTCGTACGCTCTGAGGGGTCCTGCATCAGCATCAAACTGATATTCATAGTTCTCATGAGTAAAGATGCCAGGCGTTGAGTTAGGCACTGCATAGTGACCTGCAAGATCAGGTGCTTCCCAGTCATACCAACCCGCACGAGTCGCATAACTTACAGGAGCACCATAACCAGTAGGACCAATGATACCAACATCCTGATAGATTTTTCTGTTACCCGAGTCAGAGTCATTCAGAAAGACATAACCTATGATACCAACGTACTGATATTCTTCGCCACGAGGATCCTTACAGTCAGGAACACCAGAAACCCCTGTTTCAAGATTTACCTCTGTGGCGGGGTTTGCAGTATAGAAGTGATCTCTCTTGCCGCTAGACGATGATCGATAATACTCATGCAGTGGTACAGCAGTCTCTCCACTCTCTGCATAGACATTAGCATTAGAAAGAGATGAGTAGACATGTCCAATCGTCTCAATGAAAATATATCCACTACCAGGAGACGAACTACCTGTCGTCAACCATGTATCATTCTTATCATTGTTGTACCAATGATTTAGAGGATTTGTATAACTTCCCTTGTCGTTTCTAGAAACATAGAATACTGGGTCACCACGACGAGGTTCTCTATTATATTTTTTTGCTACACCACTACCTTTACCTGTCTGTTCGCCAGTAAAGTCAGCAGGCCAACGTAGAGCAGATCGAGGAGTGTACTTATGGTCTCTATTATCTTCGCCACCACGGAACCAACGATAGATTGGTTGTCTGAAAAAATCACATTCATCGATCTGTCCTACGCCAGGGATGAAACATGTCTCGTCATTATCCCCAATGTAGAACACACGGTCCTGACCAAAAACACTGCCCCCAGGACCATCGTCATCAAACGTGATGCGATAGTTAGTCCCAGGACCAGAGTGATGTTGGTATGATTCGTAATTGCCACTAGGACGCTGCCAAGTTTTCTGATACTCCTTGCCATCGTCGATGTTCGGAAAACTTCTCGCAGTGTCACTAATATAAATGCTCATTAGGGTTCGAGGACCTTGATTCTATCTTCCAACATATTTAGGCGGACATATAGATCATCGAAGAGTTCCCGCATGTTGAGATAATCCTCATACCCTTCTGGTTTATATTTGAGCATATCGGGACCAGGTTGCGGCATGTGTCCAAATGCCTTCTCCAATACACCAATTCTATTGCCAAGATTCTCTAACCCTTTGGCAATCATCTCCATGTGCTCTTTATACACATCAAGGAATTCTTCTTGTTGATTCATAGGAATGGTACTGATAACAT